GCTGGCCCTGCTGCTGCCCGGCCTCAAGGCTTTCCAAGCCCAGGATGGCTCCGTCAGCACGGTCGCCAAGCTGCGCCGGGTCTGATCAAGAACGGCAAGCCCGCCGCCGTCGAGGCGGGCAAAAAAGAAAACCCCGCTGTCATCGGTGCGCTAACACCTCGGCGGGGCTCCAAAACGGCCAAGAAGGGCCGCAAACGAAAGCCAATTATGCACCCTTTCACCCAGATCATCAAGACTGCCACCAAGGCGATCGAAGCGCCGCCGGCGTCCCGGCTGCACAGCATCCCGCCGAGCGACCTCAACATCGAGGCCATGACCGCGCGCGCGAAGCGCTGCGGCGCGTTGCTCATCACCAGAGCCAACGGCGCCACGCTGATCCGTCGCGGCGCGTCGATCTGGCACTGCACCGACGTGGGCGTTGCGGCACTGGTTCTGCGCACGTTGAGCGGGCGTGCCAAGGCTGAGGGGGTGGCGGCATGAGCTTTCAGGCGATGTCGTGGGCGGTCGAGAAGAAGTGCGCGAACGCCGGCCAGAAGCTGGTGTTGCTGATGCTGGCCAACTGCGCCAACCACCAGACCGGCCAGTGCAACCCCTCTCACAAGCACCTGGCCGACGAGTGCTCGATGGGCATTTCGACGCTCAAGGGCCATATCTCAGCGCTGGAGAAGGCCGGCTTCCTGAAGGTCATTCACAAGGCGATCGACGGCGTTTCGCTGCCGAATCAGTACATCCTGAACATCTCGGATACCCCGTCAGAAGCTGGGGGGGTGGGTCAGAATCTGGCCGAGGGTGGGTCAGATTCTGACCGAGGGGTGGGTCAGAATCTGGCTACAAACCAGGAAGTTAAGCCAGGAATAGAACCAGGAATACAGGGGAAGCGTGCGCAAGCGCCCGCGTCCACCCCCGCTTTCCCGAAGCTCGATGACCTCGATGCCGAACAGGCCCGGGCCGAGCACCAGGCAGCCGCCGAAGCGAAAGCCAAGGCCCAGGCCGCCAAGCCGGCGAAGCCCGCCAAGGCCGCCGACCAGGCCGCCCCGATCGCTTGCCCGGCCGAAGTTCCCGCCGGAGTCTTCGCCGACTTCCTGGCGATCCGCAAGGCCAAGCGCGCCCCGCTTACCGCCACCGCCCTGGCCGGCATCGGCCGTGAGGCTGCCAAGGCTGGCCTGGGCCTGGCCGACGCACTGGCCGTCTGCTGCGAGCGCGGCTGGGTGGGTTTTCGGGCCGACTGGTACGGCAAGGCCACGGACGTTGCCAAGGCCGCGCGGACCGGCCGCGCCGCCGCAATCCCGGCTGAGACCTTCCGAGAACGCGACGAGCGTCTGGCCCGTGAGCGCTGGGAGCAGGCCACCGGCCAGCGCCATCCCGACTCGATCGCTGCCGAGCAGCGGCGTAGCAACGTGATCGACGTCACGCCGTGCGCCAGCACCACCTTCCCCAGCATCCCGTTCTGACCCATGAGCCACGAACCGAACATCCTGCCCACAGCCTGGGTCGAGAAGATCTTTCGCAAGCTGTCCGCCCGCTACGGCAAGGCTTTCATGGCTCAGTACGACGGCGTTCCGATCTCTGACGTGATGGCCGATTGGGCCGAGGAGCTGGCCGGCCTGCAGAACCGCCCCGACGCCATCGCTCACGCCATCGGCAGCCTGCCGGAGCGCGCACCCAACGTCGCGGCATTCCGGCAGCTGTGCGTCAACGCTCCGCGTGTCGCGGTTGCACTGCCGGCCCCTGCTGCCAACCCGGACCGCATGAAGTCCGAGATGGCCAAGCTGGTCCGCCCGGTTCCGCAGACCAACACCTACACCGACTGGATTCGCCGTGGTCTGTCTGACCTCGCGGCAGGCATGAAGAAGCCCAGCGCTGTCGAAAAAATGATCCTCGATGCTGCCCGGGCAAAGCGGATTGCCATCCCCGAGGGCATCGCAGCATGACCGCCACCGCAAAGCCGCTGCCGCCCATGACCGCGCGCCAGGTCGCCGCAGTTGACACGGCTGGCTGCGACTGGGGGCAGCACTACGCCCTCCAGATCATCGGCGACCACGAACGGGGCCACCGCGTCGATCCGGCTGAGCTGCTGTACGCGCGCCAGATCCTGGCGTACTGGGGCAGGCCGAGGGAGGTGGTGTGACATGGACCGACACCTTCACGCGCATCGCCGAGCACTACGCCCGGCTGGCCATGACGCCGGGCTGCTGGCAGTACGCCCAGGCCCGGGTGGCCGACCTGGAGCGGGACGACCACTGGCGGGGACTGCGGGCCGAGGTGGGGCGGCGCATCAAGGCCGCGAACTTCCGGCCGGAGCCCGGCGACCTGACTGCATTCGAGACCACGCCTCAGCCGTTGCCGCGGTCACGGCGCTGGCATGGGGAGTGATCCCTGGAATTGTTTGAAAAAGGAAAAGCATGAGCATCAACATCCTGACCCTTGTAGCCGGTGCTCTGACGATGAGCAGCCGCGAGATTGCCGAGCTGACTGGTAGCACGCATGACAACGTGCTCAAGACCATCCGAAACTTGGTCGAAAGGGGTGTCGTTTTTACAAACGAGACCCCCTACCGTCACCCTCAGAACGGGCAGACCTACAACGAATTCTTGCTCACCTATCGGGACACCATGGTTGTTGTCTCTGGCTACAGCGTTGAGCTGCGAGCCAGGATCATCGACCGTTGGCAGGATCTGGAGGCCCATGCCGCCCGGCCCATCAACCCGGCAGAGCTGTCGTTCGACGTTGCGGAAGAAGTGGTTGGCGGCATGGTCAAGGTTCGCATCGGCGAGCTGCAGGCGATCAACAAGACACACGAGGCATTGAACTCATGAGCAAGGGATTGACGGATAAGCAGCAGCGCTTCGTCGAGGAGTACCTGGTCGATCTGAATGCGACGCAAGCCGCAATTCGGGCTGGCTACAGCGAGAAGACAGCCAATCGGATGGCGAGCGAGAACCTGTCAAAACCTGACATTGCTGCAGCCATCACCGCAGCCCGTGCCAAGCTGTCTGAAGCCGCCCTGGTCGAAACCGCGCAGGTCGTCAAGGAGCTGGCCTGCGTCGCGCTGTCGGATGTGCGCAAGGTGTTCAAGGAGGACGGCAGCGTCAAGCGCCCGCACGAACTCGACGACGCGACCGCAGCGGCTGTGGCGTCGGTCGAGTTCGACCCCGAGGGCGGTTTCAAGATCAAGCTCTGGGACAAGAACAGCGCGGCCGACAAGCTGATGAAGCACCTGGGCGGGTACGAGCGCGACAACAAGCAGAAGACCGACCCGCTGACAGAACTGCTCAAGGCGCTGCCGCAGAAATCCGCATTGCAGGTGGTGAAGGATGAGTGATGTCCCGCATGACTTCGTGCCAACGACGGACAGCGAACTGATTCAGTGTCTGGGCGATCCGATGTGGCGCGTCTGCTCTGGCGCGCTCTACAAGATCATGCTCAAGTCGGATGACGGGGAGGGGACCGTGGCCCCTTTCCGGCCAAACCGCGCGCAGCGGCAGCTGATCGCGCGGCTGTGGCATCGGAACATCATCCTCAAGGCCCGGCAGCTCGGATTCACGACGCTGATTTCGATTCTCTGGCTGGATCATGCGCTGTTCAATGCCGACCAGCGCTGCGGCATCATCGCCCAGGATCGCGAGGCCGCCGAGGTCATCTTCCGCGACAAGGTGAAGCTGGCCTACAACAACCTGCCCGAGCTGTTGCGCGAGCGTTTCCCGCTGGCCAGGGATAGCGCGTCCGAGATCCTGTTCGGTCACAACAATTCCAGCGTGCGCGTCGCGACCTCGATGCGATCCGGGACGATTCATCGACTGCACGTTTCCGAGTTCGGGAAAATCTGCGCCAAGTTCCCCGACAAGGCCAAGGAAGTCGTGACGGGCTCGCTGCCTGCGGTCCCGCTCGATGGAATTGCAGTGATTGAATCGACCGCTGAGGGGCGTGAGGGCGAATTCTTCCAGATGACGCAGCGCGCCATGGCGCAGCAGCAAAAAGGCCATGCGCTCACGCCGCGCGACTATCGATTCCATTTCTTCCCGTGGTGGGATGAGCCGAATTACACGTTGTCCGATGGCCCCGCCATTTCTGACCGGGATGCCGAATACTTCGCGAAGGTCGAGTCGAGTTCTGGCCGCTCGCTGACGGCGGGCCAAAAGCGCTGGTACGTCACGACCCGGGATGCGGACTTTGGCGGTGACGAACAGCGGATGTGGCAGGAATACCCGAGCACGCCCGAGGAATCGTTTCAGGTCTCCACCGAGGGCACCTATTACGCCGTGCAGCTCGCTGCGGCGCACAAGGACCGCCGCATCGGCATGTACCCGCATGTGGATGGCGTCAAGGTCAACACCTTCTGGGACATCGGCGCCGGCGATGGCACTGGTATCTGGCTGCACCAGCGCATCGGAGGTCAGAACCGCTTCATCCGGTACATCGAGGGCTGGGGCGAGCCGTACAGCCACTTCTTGGCGAAGCTGCAGGCATGCGGCTACCTGTGGGGAAAGCACCATCTGCCGCACGATGCGGCCCACAAGCGGCAGCAAGGCATGGTGGTGGAAGCTCCGATCGACATCCTGCGTCGCGGCGGCATTGCCGGAGACTGGTCGATCGTCCCTCAGATTGATGACGTCATGACCGGCATTCAAATGGTGCGCTCTGTGTTCGGCCAGTGCGTCTTCGATGAGACGGGCTGCAAGGAAGGTATTGAGCATCTGGCCGGCTATCGAAAGACGTGGAACGAGCGCGCTGGCTGCTGGAGTGACACGCCTCGCCACGACATCCACTCCGAAGGTGCCGATGCCTTCCGGCAGTTTGCCCAAGGCTACCAGGGCGAGGCCGACGAATGGGGCGGCAAGCTCAACTATCCCCGCTTGGGGATCTCCTGAAAGAACACATGAACGAGATCGAGCAACTGCAGGCGGAAAACAATGACCTGCGTTTGAAGCTAGAAGATGCTGAGCGATGCGCCAGGCAGGCGCTGGCTGATCGTGACGTTTATCGCAATGCCGCCGCGCCTTCGCGCAGCAGGGCAGACCAGATCCTTATTGATGAGCTGAACAAGAAATGCGAGTCCACAAGACAGCAATGCGAGTCCATGAGGCAGCAGCTTGCAAAGCTGGAGGACAAAGAAGAGAAGGAGAGCAAAAAGGTTTCAGAGCTGCGACGAGACCTGATTGCTACCAAGTCTGAAGCCAAGATGCTTGATCGAAAGATGCGGCTTCTGTCTCAGATGCTGCACACATCGGAGCAGCTTGCAGGCCAGTGGCGTCAGGCTGCCGAAATTGCAAAGGCTTTTGAATGAGCCGACGTGCAACCGTGAAGCCTGAATGGCTCGATCGCCTGCTGGTGCGCTGGGGCCTGCGCAGCCTGGATGATGGCTGCAGTGGCTGGTACAGCGTCAACCCGATGCTGCGCGACGGCATCCCGACCGGGCGCGCGCCGGCCGAGCC